ATTTTAATAATGGGTCTCCCTGGTGCAGGTAAAACAACATTAGCAATTGCACTCAAGAAATATATTGAGGAAACAGCACTTGCCAAATTACCTGAAGAACTCAAATCGGATCCAGAGATGGTGCAAGCATTTGAACGTACAATCAATATGTTTAATGCAGATGAGATTAGAACACGATTTAATGATTGGGATTTTAGTCACGATGGCCGAATTCGCCAATCATTGCGTATGGCGGAATTTGCACTGAAATCTATATCTGATTTTTCAATAGCAGACTTTGTTGCACCATTGCCAGAGATGCGTCATAATTTTAAAGCTGATTGGACAATCTGGGTAGACACAATTACTGAAGGGAGATATGCAGATACAAATAAAGCATTTGTTCCACCCGAACAATACGATTTTCGTATTACCGAACAAGATGCTGATAAGTGGGCAGAATTTATCAGCAATCATATCTTAGAAAATCGTCGTCGCCCAGTATTTAATTGGCAGAAAGAAACTGTTATGCTACTAGGAAGATATCAGCCTTGGCATCAAGGGCATAGGGCATTATTTGATATTGCTATTGCTAAAACAGGGCAGGTAATTGTACAGATACGAGATTGTCAGGGTTGGAACGGTAGCAATCCTTTTACTCTTAAACAAGTGGCAGACTATATTAGACGAGATCTCGACCCCTTATACCAGGGCCAATATGAAATACAAATTGTGCCCAACATTGTTGAAATTAATTATGGACGCGACGTGGGCTATAAAATAAACAAAATAGATCTTCCAGATGAGATACAACAAATATCTGCTACTAAAATTCGTAAGGATATGGGTATAGAATAAAATTGTTGGGACGATGGCACAATGATAAATACATTAAGGGAGAAATGTATGGACTCATTTGTATATCAATGGACTAATTTAACATTAGATAAAATTTATATAGGATTTCATAAAGGGATAGAAGGTGATGGATACATTTGTTCATCGGCATCTTCTATCTTCTGGGAAGATTTTCGTAATCCTCTATATTTGTGGGAAAGAAAAATATTACATAAAGGTATGATGGCTGATTGCCAACGTTTAGAATCTACGCTATTAGATAATTTAGATATAACTTCAGATAGTATTTACAACAATAGAAACAATCTTATGTTTAATCTTACAGATGAAGTACGAAAGAAGTTAAAAATTGCTGCCATTAAAAGAGCTGAGAATCCCGAATATCGTAAAGCTCAATCTGAAAGTGCTACATTGGCCTGGGCAAATAATCCATTGCGCCGCAAACAACAAGGCGATAAAGCAAAGATGCAGGTAGTTTCCGAAGAAACAAAAGAAAAAATAAGAATAGCACGATCACAACAAGTAATTACACCAGAATCTAGGATTAAGGCATCGGAGTCAATTAGAAATGCCCCCGATATTATATGTCCGAACTGTGGTGCGAAAGGTAGATATTTAGGAAGCATGAAAAAGAATCATTATGACAATTGTAAAAAAATTCGTAAAGAGTTGGGCCTTAAATAAGGGTGAGTCAGGTCTCCGCAGTCTGGTTAAAGCGTACAGCTACCGGATATGCGGAACTCTAACAACTATAACAATTTCGTATATAGTTACAGGCGTAATTACTGTATCGTTAGCTATCGGAGCAACCGAAATTATTATCAAGCCATTTATATATTGGTGTCACGAACGAGTCTGGAATAAGATTAAGTGGGGAACCGATAAATAGTATGTTATCGGAGAACATACTATGCCAACAGTAGAGACAGTTAAAAACAATATATTGAAAGTAGCATTCGGATCTATAGGTTCCGTTATTGCTATAGTAGCAGCATTATTTGCAGTGGATGAAAGATATGCCCATGCTGCTGATGTTGGGAAAGACAAACTTCAAACACAAGATCTTATTCAAGATACTTCACAGACATTACGTAGACAAATGTTGGAAGATAAACTGTTTGAATTAGATATGAAGAAAGCTCAAGCTAAGGATAAACAATTACAACCAGTGGATGCAGCACTTAGAGAAAGATATCAGCGTCAACTAGATCAAGTAAATATGTCTCAGACCAAGAATAGAAATCTGAATCAAGCATTACCTAGAGATTAATATCCAATAAAAAAGCCCCTTATGGGGCTTTCTTATGAGTAGATAGTTTTATTCATCCTCTCCGTAAACATCAAGCACTTCTGCAACAAGTTCATCACGTTCGATATGTTCTCTACCGAATGTGCAAACTGCCATAGAGCTCTTTCTGTTGGCCGCGAAGCGTTCTAGGAAATCCTTTAAACCATTCTTATCAAACCCCCGATCATGTTGACGTAAGTCACCTGTCAGTACCATACTGCTACCTTCGCCGATACGTGTTAATAACATTTTGGTTTGATCTGGTGTTGCATTCTGCATTTCATCAGCAATGACATATGCATGTTTGAATGTACGTCCACGCATAAATCCTAGTGGTGCAATCTCGATAGTGCCTTCCTCTAGCATTTTCTTTGTTTCCATTAATCCGTAATATTCTTCAAATACGTCAAAAATAGGGCGTGTCCAAGGCTCCATCTTTGCATTTAAATCTCCTGGTAAAAATCCATGTTTCTCATCAACGCTAACCGCTGGGCGCGTTAAAATAATCCTACTAACTTCTCCCTCGCGTAGTGCTTTAATGGCTCTTAGTACAGCAAGTAACGTTTTACCTGTACCAGCGGGGCCTACAGCAAATACCATTCTTTTTTCTAGAAGGGCTTCTACATAATTTTCTTGGGCTGTATTACGTGGGAGCATTTCTACTCTCCTATAATTCCTGTTGCCAAGTTTAACAACATTCGCAACCTGTGGGTCAGTGTGTTGATATGCTGTGCGAGAATGTGGCGCTGATTTGGCCACCATTTTGCGATTTTTGCTCAAGGTTGTGCTCCTTATTGAGTTATTTTTCTGAGTGGAAGGGCTAGTGGCCGGGAAGTGGCCGCCCAATGGAACGTCGATTGAATTATCGAGTGTATTTTGCATACAAGTTTATTTATATCTTTTCTATACTTGTGATTGATATAGAGAACTTTTTCTAAACTTTACTGATCTCCTTTATTAGTGATAAATATAAGATATGGACTACACAAAACATTATAATCTACTGATGGAAAGATCGAAAAATCGACAACTTAATGAGTATGTCGAACGACACCATATTGTTCCAAGATGTATGGGTGGAACAAACTGCAAAGACAATCTAGTAAGATTAACGCCAGAAGAACATTATGTTGCACATCAGTTATTGGTTAAGATCCATCCGGGACATCACGGACTTGTAAAGGCTGCTGCAATGATGTGTGTTTCAAGTTCGGGTCAGATAAGAAATAATAAGATGTATAGTTGGTTAAGAATACAATTTGCAGAAGCAAAATCTGAAATGCAAAAAGGTATTCCAAGGACAGAAGATACGAAAAGAAGAATATCAATGACACTCGAGGGGCATACAGTATCATCAGACACAAGAAAAAAGATATCTATAAGTAATACAGGTAAATCGCATTCTCAATCAGAAGAGACTAGACAAAAAATATCTATATCTTCTTTAGGGTGTATAGGCCGGAGATTAGGAAAGAAGAATACAGATGAACATAAGAGAAAAATTTCCGAATCTATAAAAGAGTGGCATAAGAATAGGAAGAACAATGGCTAATACTGATCTTGACAGCATAAAAACTACACTTGTGAATATATCCAAGGGTAATGATATATTATCTATGCTAATAGAATTCGAAAGAACTCTAGATAATGCGGAAATATTTGCATATAAGAATTGGATTCTGGGTGAACTAGTTGAAGGTCCGATTATCAGCAGATATTGGTTCAAGGTAGTTTTCATGTTTCCTTACAATATGATGCCAGATCCAAATGCTGGCCTGCGTCTTACTAAACTTGGTGCAAAAGTTAATTTTAGAGAAGGCGTATTTAAGAAACCGGTTAAAGTTAACGGTCCCCAAGATTGGGTTGATCCGCAGACGAAAAGAGCCAAAATGGCCGAACATGAAATTTGGCTAGTAACAATCGAACTACCACTAAAATATATCAATCGCGGTTTAGAACAGACTGATGATATTATTCAAAGAGATATTGAGGATACAAATGCTGAATTAGCTGATGCATTTGATCAAGAGCAGCCTGAGGAAGAACAGGCAGAGCCGCAAGACGAAACAGGAATGGGACCAACAAGTGACATGGCCCCTCCAGAGGATGAAGTATGAGCTTAAAGAATGGCGATCTAGCAGGTACTATACTGCCTGATGTTTCTATCGATGAGTTTGAGCCTAAAGCCGGAAAGGACTTGGAAGTTATTGTAGTGGCATTTTATCTCAACGACGAAGCACCAGCAGCAGACCTTAACACATTCATCCAACGAGGGTTTATCGACACCCTGGATGTTGAAGTAAGTCCCAATACAGATGAGGAAGGGCGCTATCTCGTCTTCGTCGAAATGTCGAGAGATGATACCTTTCCCAACAAATTTCAGGCACTCTTAAAAGATGTCGGAAATCTCAGTGGCAACATGGACTGGCAAGTTAAAACCTATTTCTCTGATGGACAAACGTTCGCTTATAACGATCCGGAACTATATAACTATGTTATTATAGATCCAGCAGATTATGTACCTAAGGATGAATTTAAAATGGTAGATATGAAAGAAGCAATTGAAGACTTTTTTGGTGCTTCATTGGTTGCAGACTTGACAATTGATGGTAATATTGTTACACTAGTAGGGAACGGTAGGAGAATAGTTGCCGAAGTGATTGATGTCGGCGATTATGATACTGTTATAGGAAGAAACTTTTTAAGCGAATCTGCTTTCAGAGTAGGACAGAATCCTTATGAAGCTAAAGTGCTATTAAGCATCTTAGGAAATTGTCAAGTTCTCCCGATCGGAAAATACCTTTGCGTTAATAATGATGACAGGGTAATGTTACTTAAAGATACACAAATAGCATATAGGAACTAATAAATTGGCTAAAGATAGAGATGACATGATTGTCACAAAAGGTCGCGTAACCGATGCATCGCCTGGTGCAAGATTTAAAGTTAAATTGGAAAACGGACACACTCTGAATGCCGTTATTAGTGGAAAGATTCGAAAGAATAACATCCAAATTTTGCTAGATGATCTAGTAGAAATTGAGATGAGTCCATATGACTTGAATTTGGGACGAATTACCTATCGCTTTTAGAAAGCATATCACATGAGCAAAAAGGATTATTACGAAATCCTTGGACTTGCAAAGGATTCGTCAGAAGACGAAATAAAAAAAGCTTATCGACAGCTTGCGAGCAAATATCACCCTGATAAGATTACAGGCGCTGATGGTTCGCCCGAAAAAAAGCAGGCTGAGGAAAAATTTAAAGAGGTCAAAGAGGCCTATGAAACTCTTAGTGATGTCGACAAACGTAGACATTATGATATGCACGGTCACGCAACCGATTCGCCCAGCCAACCACAATGGACCCATCGTACAAACGGTAATCCAGCACAATTCGAAGAGATGTTTAAAACATTCTTTTCGCAGAATAGTCAATTCAATGAAGGTTTCTTTGGTCAACCAAAACAACAAATTGTTCATATTGTAAATATTTCTCTAGCCGATGCATACACAGGCAGAACAATTAAAGTTGATCAATCGGCAGTTATAAATATCCCACGTGGCGCTAGATCGGGAACTAAATTTTTCGCTGATAATAAACTATATAGGGTTGATATACAACCACATCACAAATTCAAACGTGCCAATGATGATTTGCTTGTTGACATAGAAATTAATGCAATCGAAGCAATGATTGGTGTGGATGCTATACTTGAGCACTTAGATAGTGCTAAACTACAGTTTACAATACCCCCGGGTCTCCAACCCGGCCAAATAGTCAGGTTAGAAGGTAAGGGTATGAAGAATCCGGAAACGGATAGACATGGTGATATTTTAGTTCGTGTTACCATTACAATTCCGAGAACTTTGACCGAAGCTGATAAGATTGCATTGAAATCTTTAAGCCACAGATACTGTATTAATATTTAAGGAAAAAGATGACTAAAAAAGTAGAAAAGATGATTGAACGTGCAGTTTCGGTTGCAAATGACAACAATCACGAATATGTAACGCTCGAACATATCCTGCTATCATTGTTACATGAGAAAGATGTAAACGAACTTATACTTGCAATCGGCGGACAGCCGGCAAAGATTAAGACGGAAACAGTACAATTTTTGGGCGATCCTGCACTAAAGAAGCCAGATGCACTCAAAGACATACCGGCAAAACGTACGGCCGTTCTAAACCGTACATTCCAACGAGCACTAACACAACTTGTGTTCAGCGGCAGGAATGAATTAACAAATGAAGGTATCTTACTGAGCATCCTCGGTGAAGAAACTAGTCATGCTTATTATTTCCTGGGTAAACACGGTGTAACAAGGGAAAAGATTATTGCACATTTGCGTAAGGCAGAAGAGAAAGACGCTCCGGGTGAAACATTCCTTGATCAATTTGCTCGCAACTTAAACAAAGAAGCAGCAGATGGATCTATTGATCCTGTTATTGGGCGCGAAAAAGAAGTTATTGACACAATTGAAATCTTGGCACGTCGCAAGAAGAACAATGTCATCTATGTGGGTGAACCTGGTGTAGGTAAAACAGCACTTGCAGAAGGACTTGCACTTAAGATTGTCAACAAGGAAGTTCCGAAAGCATTACACGACAAGGTTGTGTATAGTTTGGATATTGGTGCATTGCTTGCAGGCACAAAATTCCGTGGTGACTTTGAGGAACGGTTGAAGGGTGTGCTTGACCAAGTCAAGAAACAAGGCAACTGTATTATGTTCATCGACGAGATTCACATGATTCTAGGTGCTGGTGCAACTACAGGTAGTCAGATGGATGCAGGCAATTTGTTGAAACCTATGCTTGCTAAAGGTCAATTGATGTGTGTTGGTGCAACCACATACGATGAATTCCATGAACACTTTGAAAAGGACAAAGCATTGCTGCGTCGTTTCCAGAAGTATGACATTAATCAACCATCGGCAGCAGAAACAAAACTTATTCTTAAGGGTATTGCTTATCAATACGAAAAGTTCCACGGTGTTACCTTTGAGGAGGGCGCAACCGATATGTGCGTTGACTTAGCTGATCGTTATTTGAAATCTAAGTTCTTCCCTGACAAAGCAATTGACATTATGGACTCTGCTGGTGCAATTTCTAAGTTGAAGGAAGAAAAAGTTGTTACAATCGATTGTGTTGTTCAACAAGCAGCAAAGATTGCACATATTCCGGCATCAATGATTGATATGAAAGAAAATACAGCATTGGAAAATCTTGCACCAAGAATGAAGGATAAGGTGTATGGACAGGATGGAGCAATTGATAAGCTTGTCGAAGCCATCTTTATGTCCAAGGCAGGATTGCGTAACCCAAGTAAGCCAATTGGTAGCTTCTTGTTTACTGGACCAACTGGTACTGGTAAGACGTATACAGCTAAAAAGCTTGCAGAAGCATTGGGTGTACATTTTGCACGCTTTGACATGTCGGAATACATGGAAAAACATACTGTATCTAAGTTTATCGGCGCACCTCCCGGCTATGTAGGCCACGGTGAGGGTAAGATGGGCGAAGGGCAACTTATTCAAACAATCGATACGCATCCAAATTGTGTGTTATTGCTGGATGAAATTGAAAAGGCTAATCCAGATGTTATTACTGTGCTATTACAGGTAATGGATGATGGCCGCTTAACTTCTGCCAAGGGAAAGACTGTTGATTTCTCCAATGTAGTTATTATCATGTCGGCCAACTTAGGTGCTGCTGATGCAGAAAAACTTAAGATTGGTTTTGGTGATCAGGACAATGGTGGTGCTGTTGAAGCAGAGATTAAGAAATTCTTCAGCCCAGAATTCAGGAATCGCTTAGATGCTACCGTTAAATTCAATAAGCTCACAATGACTGAAATGAATTTGATTGTTAATGCCGAAGTTGAAAAGACAGAAGTTATGCTTGCTCCTAAGAACATTAGTCTTAATGTTACACAGCAAGCACGTGACTGGCTTGCACAAAACGGATACGATCCTAAGATGGGCGCAAGGCCATTCGAACGCTTATTTGAAGAGAAGATTAAGAAGGCATTGTCCAAGGAAATCTTGTTTGGTAAGCTAAGAGAAGGCGGCCGCGCAAATGTTGATTTCATTGAAGGACAACTTATCATTGATACTCATACATTGGTTACGGAATTAATTGTGATCTAATAAATTACATTAAGAAAAGGCCCCTAAGGGGCCTTTTCTTATGATCATAAATTCATAATCGAGGTAAATAGTCCATCACGGGAGAAATCACAATGGCTATTACAATGTCTGGCATCTATTCAAATACACAGGCTGTACCTTTACCGATTCTTAATGGCGGCACTGGTCAATCTACTGCACAACAGGCAAGAAATGCCTTACTACCTCCACAAGGAGCATTCGGTGGACAATTCTTAACTACTGATGGATCGAATGTTACTTGGGCTCCTGCTACAGGTGGTTCAGTTACTTCTGTGAATGTTGCTGTCAATAATGGTATTACAATAAGTGGTAATCCAATTACAACATCGGGCACATTAACGTTCGGACTTGGTAATGTTGCTCCAACCGGTAGCATAACTTTTGCTAATGGGGAATTTATCTTGGGTGATTTTACCACTCTTGCAAATCGCCCAATGTTTCAATCTAATGTAACAGATGGTAAAACACTTCTCCAGGTAGTTCCTAATGGTACTTCTACTGAATCGGGTATCACTTTTGAGAATGGTTATCCTGATGTAGATGATGAATATCTAATGATTGACATGAATGACACTCGCGGAGTGATTGGTACCTTTACTCGTGGCGCAGGAGTCGGTAGACCGTTATCTCTTGTAGCGAATAATTTAATCGGAATAGCAATTCTTGCCACTGGTGATGTTATGGCCGGAATGGGTAGTCAATCAACGACTGCAACAAAGGGATTTTTTCAGGTTCCTACCACTGCAGGAACACCGACAGGTATACCAGCCACAGTAATCGCTGGTCATGCACCTATGCAGGTTGATACTACCGGAGAAAAGATTTGGGTATATGTAAACGGCACTTGGAAATATGCAACATTAACATAAAATAAAGAAGCCCCTTGATTGGGGCTTTTTTGTGGGCTATAATTCTTGTCTTAATGTGATAAATAATAGAGAACAAGAAGGAATACTATGGCAATTAGAAAATCTGTACTCATGATGACAAACACTGGAACAGAGTGGAACGTCATTGGTGAGAAAGTCAGGGCTGATGCGTACTATGGATATACCGATGGAATACATACAGTTCAGGTAATTTATCAAAATCTTGTAGGCGGATTTGGTCTACAAGGAACTCTCGCATTAGATCCCACACCAGAAGATTGGTTTTGGATTAATTTAAATCCAAACGGAGATGTATGTAAACCATTCATACCATTTCCTATCGACCCATATGACCCTAATGGTAATAATGGCGGCGATACAGGCTCAATGGCCACCACATTCATTGGAAACTTTGTATTCTTAAGAGCGGTATTGAATAGAGATTATCTTCAACCAGTACCTGTAAGCCCGCAATGGCAAACATGGCAATATGGCCAAATAGATAAAGTATTATTGAGTTTATAAGGAATATACGTAATGGCAATAATTGGGCAAAATTCTCTTTTAAATCAATATGTACCTAACTTCTATATTAGTGAAGTTTTAGATGGACAAACATTAAGGTATGATTCAGTAAGAAAGGCATTTATTAACTCTAGCCTATCAGGTTCCGGCGGTGCAAGTAGATTAGGTGAACTTCTTAATGTATCACCTGATTGCGACAGTCCGAGTCCAAGCTTGAGAACTGGACAAGCATTAGTTTATAATCAATTTACTAGTCTATGGGAGAATACTTTCGTAGATTATAATACTCTGCTGAACAAACCACCACTCAGCAGCGGCACGTTCATCGGACTAAGTGATACGGCAAAGCCATCGCTACCAAACGGTTATGCACTTTGGAATTCAGCTGGCACACAGCTGGTCTATTCTGCCACTATACCAGCTTCTAGCATTACGGGGCTTTCGAACGGTTCAGTCACTAATGTTTCGATTGTAACAGCAAATGGCATAAGTGGTAGTGTTTTAAATCCAGCAACAACTCCGGCAATAACTCTTACACTAGGTGCTATTACTCCAACGAGTGTAGCAGCAAGTGGATCAATTTCGGGTTCAAATCTTTCTGGATCAAATCACGGCGATCAGACAATCACGTTAACAGGTGATGTTACAGGTTCGGGCACTGGCAGTTTTGCAACAACTTTAGCTAATTCCGGCACACCAACAGGTACGTATGGTAGTTCAGTTCTTGTTCCTGTTGTAACTGTAGATAGTAAGGGCAGAGTCACAAATATTTCTAATGTAGCAATATCTGCTGCCGGCGTAGGAACAGTAACTAATGTTTCTGCTACAGGAACACAGGGTGTCACTACTCTTGTTGTAAATGGATCTAGTACACCAAGTATCACAATTGGTTTAGGTGCAATTACGCCGACCAGTGTAGCAGCAACAGGAACAATATCTGGTACAAACTTATCTGGCACAAATACAGGTAATCAGACAATTACATTAACCGGTGCAGTTACTGGTACTGGTACTGGTACGTTTGCTACAACTTATGCAGGAAATCTACCTGTAACTAATCTAAATTCGGGAACAGGTGCAAGTGCTACTACTTTCTGGAGAGGTGATGGAATATGGTCGACACCAGCAGGTGGTGGCACTGTAACAAATGTTTCTATAACAGGAACATCTGATATTACAGCGAGTGTAATAAATCCTACAACCACACCGGCAATTTCTGTAAGCCTTGCAACGACAGGTGTTACATTAGGTACATATGGTAGTTCAACTCAAGTCCCTGTATTTACGGTAGATAATAAGGGTAGAATTTCAAATGTAACAAATACTGCGATTGTGGGTGGATCAAGTTCACCAGAAATTGTAGTGTTACAATATACATCGGGTGCTAGTGGCACCTTCACAGGGATTACACCAAATGTTATAAGAGCACCTAATACATCAGTGACTATAACAGATGGCGCAAATTGCGTAGCGACATATGCTTTTTCAAATAAATCTAATCCACCTAAATCTATTACACTATATGGTCAGAATTTTGCAACAAATACATTCGCTATTACAAGTATGCCAGGACCCAATTTTGCTAGTGCAAATATTAAAATTGCAGGCGGCGGTACAGCAGCATCACCTGATTTAGTTAATGGTATCTTTACTTCATCAAATATATTAACATTACAATCAACAATGGCATATACAGGAGCATCGGCATCTGTCGGACAACGTGCGTGGTTAATTGTTGTATTTGGATTTTAAATGGCATTCTTAAATATCCCATTAAAGGCTATACAAGGTAATATTAGCTCTGTTATTGGCGTAGCAACGATGCCATGGTATAATCCAGGCGATTTTCCAGTTATTCCACCAAACCCCCAACCAATTCCCACGCAGGTAGATCATAGATGGGAAATTACAATGAATGTCGATGTTCAATCTCATAGTTCTTATCTAACCAGAGATCCTGGTCTGTATAATGGTATGGATATTGATGTTGGTATGTGGATTGCAAATGCAACCAGTGGTCAGGCATGGCAAATTATTTCAATAGAATCCAAATCTGCAACATCAGTTATTGCTATTGTACAAGATATCTACAGATATAACACATTTAGAAATAATCCGGCACCTAATGTAGGAACCTATGTTGTATTTAATATAGGTGATACAGGGGTTCCTGAAATTGATCCAGTACCTCCGAGCGGAGTATCATCGACATTCGGTATAAATATTCAAAGTAGATTCCAATATATTAATCTCCAATATGATTATCCATTATATCAAGAAGGTAATACCTTTGCTTACAATGATACTATTGCTGCTGATCCAATAAATCATAGATTTACTTTATCTGATGCAACAAATAGGATGGTAATTGGTAGAGTAACATCTATATCTGATACCATACCGGGCTGGTTCACAATTAATCCAGTTCAGAAAATAGTAGATTATTTAGATTATCTACCAGGAGATGTAGGCGATGTAATTTATGCATCTCTTACTATACCCGGTGAAATTACTATAATACCTGGTGGATCTGAATTATACATAAAATTACGAAATAATACATCCTCTACATCAATTAGTACAGCATCTGGTCCCGCATTAACTCCACAATCGGTATTCCAGCTGAATGATATAGATATCTTAATTGCACAATATCCTTATGGTATAAATGATGTTGTGACCGCTGTAAATTTCCAGACCAGTTTAACTGGTGTTACAGCATCAACAGTTTTATCTCCATCAATAGTTCAAACGACCAATACGTTATTCTATGGTGAACTTTTATTATGGGTAACAGGTGGGCCATATGCTACAGCTACCATTAATGGTATTCTTGTTACCTTTAACATAGCATCAACTGATCCTGGTGAATATTCTGATTATGCAAGAGGATCGCAGATGGCTCAGGTGATAAATGCAGCAGGTATACCGAATATCGTTGCATCTACTACTAACGCACAGACACTAATAATAACCAATACAGCTGGTGGTCCAATTACAATTATAAATGGAACACTAGACATCAATAGTGTTCCATTTGCAGATTTAAACTCTGGTTCGGGTTTAGCATTAGTAACGCCTGCTTCTATTACACCAGTTATTAAATTTATAGCAACGGATGCCAGAGCCATAGATTTCTTAGATGTTGTAGGAACGGCAGTCGAAGATTTTGGCCTAATCTCGGTAGAAAACGGCATTAAAGCATGTGGATTATATATTGAAGAAGGATTAAGAACAGCATCATTAACGGTTGTTACAAATCTAACTCAATTACATGCAATGAATCCACTTATTGGTGATCAGACATACGTTATTGATAGTGTTGACACACAAGGAAATAATTCAGATGAATGGAGTCTATGGTTATTCAATGGAACTATTTGGATTGAAACAAGTAATCAGGATAGTTCCACGACAGATGCAAAATCACTTGAATATACCCTTACAACGACCTCATTACCGTCCATAAATATAGGATCAATAAGCACAGGACGCAGAGTATCTTTAATTACAGTTGAAGTTACAACTCCGTTCAATGGAGCAGCAACATTGTCTATCGGATATCATGTTAATAATCTAACCACACCACAGCCACCGGTTCCGGCGGGTCTAATGGCTACTGGTTTAATTGATATGACAGTTGCAGGAACTTACACAACATCTACAGACATACTTTTCGGAATCGATACAGTTGGGGGAGATGTAACAATTACATCTAATTTTACAAATGGTGGATCAACTTTAGGTGAAGCTCAGATTATAGTCTCATATGTGTAATAATTTGATCTTTGGATAAATAGTTTACTGAAGGCCATGCTGGCCTATTCTAGGAGAAAAAATGGCAAACGTAAAAAATTTCGGTCTTATTGGTGTAGGCAGTGATCTACAACTTGGCAAGGCAGGTACCCGTTTAATTAACAACGCAGGTACATTTAACTTTAAGGCAGCAGACGGTTTCACCGATGCAGCACTTACTTCAGCTGGCATCACGTCATCTGCAGGAAACATAACTTTAACAACTGGTAATGCAGTTCTAAGTTCAACCTCTGGTACTGTTAGTATTGGCGGCGATACTACACTTAGTCGCCAAGGCGCT